TTGTAACAAGTCCATATATCTCCTTAGGTCTTGTAACCTTAACCTTATGTGTAGCTACTCCCATTACTCCGTTACGTGATTTAAATACAGATTCTTCTGCTATCTCTTTTTCAAGTGTACTAAACCATACAACTCCAGTCTTTTTGTCTACCACACTATATACAGTTCTACCTGTAAAAGGCTTTGCAACTAGTTGTGAACTTAATCCGAATGAGTTTTGTCTTTTAACATACTCATTTGCAACTTTCTTTGTAGCAAATAGTAGTGGATTAGAATTTGAGCTAAATCTCTCTTTTGTTTCTTTCCAATATAGGGCGTATATCATGTTAGTTATTTTTTAACCTAGCAAATAGTTCTGTATCTTTAATAATTTGTTTTGAAGCTCTCCATAGTAAAGCGTATTTATTGCCACCCCCCCCTACTATCTTCTTAACAAGCTCATAATCTTCAACCTCATCTAACTTACCACTTAGTATAAGCAGTGTTAGTTCTATGATTTCTTTAGTAGGGTAATTTTTTACTTTGGGCATGTTAGTTTGATATTTAACTAATTATTTGTAACAAGGTACCTACTATCAAAATACATTGGAGCAATAGATGTTTTACATTCACCGCACCGAATAATGTCTCCAGCAATAGGCTTATCTTTATGTATAATAGATTCAATATTCATAAGCATTCCTTTTGTTGGTATTTGTTTGTACTCAAATGCAATCTTTTTGCAATGTGGGCATAATTGATAATATCTTTGCATAAATTTAACTTAATGTATTAGCTATTTCTTGTAATTGTTCAAGCTTGTGTCTTTCAGCTTGTTCTTTTCTATACTTCCAATTGTCGTAATGTCTCAGTCTTTCTGTTTCTACTCTATAAATATCAGGGTTAACAAATACCTCTATAAATTCCTTAAATTGATTCCTAGTAAAAGATATACGTAAAGCTTTCTTATTTCTTAGCCAAACGAAATCTTTTGGTACTTTGTCTTTACCGTCATTGTATGTAATAGTTTCTAGCTCCTTAAATTCCTGATCTATTTTTTCTAATGTCTCTAAACTTAATTTAGGTAAGTTATAAACAACTGGATCCTTTGTAACTAATACTTGTCTAATGTCTCCTTTCTCAAAAGTTAAACCCATTATTGTTAGTTGCTTATCTTTTGGATAAATAGGGTTAGTCCAAATCTCATAGGTATGTTTTGCCTCGTTATAAGACAAATTTTCAAACTTTTCTTTTGATTTTAATAATACGTATGACATATATTTATTTTATGGTTATAGGACCTGTTGCTTGTTTTACATCTAAATTAAGAAACATATCTATACGTGCATCACTTTTAAAAAACCACTCTACCCCTCGCCCACTATTGTTCTGCATCCACCAAGAATTTTTAGAGAAATTTTCTATAGCAATTCTTAATTCTGATTCAGAATAACTTATTAACCGTTGTTTTATTTTTTTTATCCCACCATTAGTTAATCGTGATGTAGCCTTTATATTATTTTTATAGTGATCGTAGATAGCACATACAACTATATAACTATTATCTATTTCAATGTTGGGTGAAACAGAATTTTTTTGCGTATAATCTACATTACAAGTTAACAATTTACTAGTAACTTTTACATTCCCACTATTATCTATTTTAATTTTTAATTCTAACGGAACAGTTATAATTCTTTTTTTTTCCATGTCATTATTATATATGATATATGATATAAATAAAGTATATTTACCTCATTTATGTGGATAAGTTACACCCCTTATCCATCACCCTGTAATTAGTTTTTTGCGTTGTAATCGTAAAAGTAATCTGAATCTCTAGGATTTCGCAAGGTGATGGACAAGAGGCATAAAGCCTCATGCCATTAAAATGGTATGTCTTCCACGTTAATATCTTCTTGAGGATATTCATATTCATCCTCTAATTTTTCACTCTTCATTCTTTCATTATATTCCATAGCTTTCTCACGATATTCTTGCTTATGTGCTTCAGCTTCTTTAGTAATTACTTCTGGTGACTTCCATATACCCTTGTCTTTGTGTTCTTGTATCTGAGCAATTTTCTTATTATTTATATAAGTAGCAATAGGATTTTTCTGCATTTTCTGATTAAACTGATTCATTAAATCTGTATTTAGCTCATATCTTACTGCCCCACCAATTATCTTATACATATCATTTGGTGCCTGATCCTTATCAAATGTAACCTTAATATCGTAAGGTACAGGATAGCTATTAAATGCAAAGTCTTCATCAGCCTGTAGCTCAGATAAGCTTTTTACAACCGTATACGGTAAATCCGCAATCTTAATTGTATTGTTATCTGTAACATCTAATACGTAGCAAACATACTTAACTGATATTTTTTCATCAGCACCATGAAATGGACAACCCTTGTCTTTCCCATAACATACCGCAGGCTTTGCACCCTTACCAAAGAAATGCTGTGCTAATACTTCTGGCTCTGTAAGTATTTTTATACGTGATGTTTTCTTATTCTCAAAAGTAAAGAAACTTTTATTTCCACCCATTCCATAAACTTCACTATCTTGCTTCAACTTATCTTTTAATGATTGCATATATTTTTTATGTAAACCAATTTATAATTTTTTTATTTTCCTTATCTCTAAAACCTCCAAACAATATAACCAAACAATCTATGGCTACCCATATATAACTCAAAGTAAATACCGACAAAAAACTTAACATAACTATTAGTATTCCTGTTCCATACTTGCCTACATAAAACCTATGTAAGCCAAGTCCTCCAAAAACTAATGCTAATATCAATGTACCTAACCTAGATTTTTCAGAAATATTATTCATTGTCTTTGAGTTCTCCAATGAGTTTATAAAGTGCGTAACCATTTTCCTTTCTTTCAATCTTAAAATTGTTTGCATTTTCTTTTGTATAACCATTTACTTTTAGAAATTCTATGTATCTTTTTTTCTTCTTTAGTTCTTCCTCTTCTTTTGCTTTTCTTTCTTCTTCTGCTTTCTTTTCTGCAATTGCTCTCTTTTCTTTTTCAATAGCTTCGTTTTTCAGTCTTTCTTCTGTTTCTTTCTTTGCCTTTTCTTCTGCTTCCTTGATCTGTTTTTCTCTCTCTATTCTTTCCTTTTCTTCCTTTATCTTATTTTCACGTGCCAAAAGTTCCGCCTCTCTTTTCTGTTGTTCTAGTCTAATTTTTTCATTTTCTTCCTGTATCTTCTTCATTTTAATCTCTTGCTCCTCTAGCATTTTTTTGTTTTCTGCTTCTCTTTCCTTTCTAGTTCTTTCTTCTGTAGCTAATCTCTCCTGTTCTATTTTTCTTGCTGTGTATTCATTCTTATAAGCTACCAAAGAATTAAAATACGCTTCAAACTCAACAGCGTCCAATAGTAACAATTCTTCATCTGTCTTTAATACATAGTCAATAATTTCTAGCTTTTCAATTCTCTCCTTTCTTAGTGGCAACTTTTCTAATCTCTCCTCACGTATTGCTAACTCTTTTGCCTTATCTTCAATCAATTGCAATCTATCTTCTTCAGGTTCAATTATTCCAATCAGTTCTTTTTCTTTAGCAATTACATCTTTTTGAAACTTCACCGCACTTTCTCTTAATGCCTTACCAGCCTTTGCAATATTTATTCTTGCCTTACCTAAAGCTATTCTATTTTCCTTAACAATTTCTAACTGCTTTTTATCTTTTAAATCACTAACATTTATATTCTTAGTAATTTCCACAATCTTGTTTAACTCTTCTACAGTAGGGTCAAATTTTATTAGTTCTTGATTCATTAGTTTTATTTATTTAATTTACTTATATCTAGATATTTTTCTTGCGTAACACAATGCTTATGAAACCTACAATAATCATTTTGCCAACAACTACCTAGCAATGGCGGAGGTGGTAATTGTTGCCTCCAAGCCTCATTCATAATTAGCATTTCCTCTGTAACTTTTTCCTCTATACTTTTATCATTAAGGTATACAAGGTACTCAGCAATACACAAATCGTCTTTTGAAACATATACAAGTCTTCCTCTATTTATTTTTTGATGTTTTAAATAGCACCACAATTGCATTTTATGTTCTAGTTTTGGTCCTTGCTTTTGCTTTACCATGTACCAAAACGCCTTGCTGTTCTGACTTTTACACTCTACTACTTCTTTATTGCCATTGCTGTCGGTAATAAGTAGATCGGCATACCCTGTTAAATCCCATTCTGGTAATTCTACTCTCACCTGTCTTTCTGCACTTATACCTGTCTCTTGTACATTTTTTACAACAAATTCTTCAAACATATTTCCACACTCAAATACTCTTAGTGTTCTTTCGTCTATATCATTAGTCGGCTCTAATCCTTTTCTCTCTAAAAATCTTCCAGTTCTACAGCTACCTAATCCTGAACAATGCCAAGATTTTATTAACTTTGTTTTTCTTTTAAGTTTCAATGAATTGTCTATCAATGCTTCAATAGATATTTTGTCAATGTCAAATTGGTTCATAAGCAATATTATTATCAGTGCTATTTAATGCTAAATATTCTTCCTCTCCGCTTAACTCAACGATTAAATTTGCCAACTCCTCTATTTCTGCAAACTTTTCCATTATTGTTTTATTTTCAATCATTATAATTTACTTTTTTAGGCTTACCATCAAACTCGTATAAATAATGCTTACAACTAAAATCTAAACTACCCATATACACTGTTCCACTTAAATCAACTTTCTTTTTTAACAAGTACATTTTTCCAATTGCAACTTCTGTATTTGGCATAACTAAATCTACATCTATATTATGTGTACCAATTTTTTGGACAAAAACTCCTTTTGGTGTTTCTCTTACAACTTTGTAAAAATCTACTAATGTCATTGTTGCTCCCCAACTGTCGTATAGTATTTTCATATATCTATCTCATTGATAACACCCAATTACTGAATGATAATGTTTTAGGGCAAAATCCTTTTATATAACTTAATTCACTATTTTTCGTGACTGACTTTAAAAAAGATTCTTCGCAATCTGGACAAACTGCACTAGAGCAAAACAAAAATCCCCCACTTACTTCTGAACCTGTGTAATCTTTGTCACACAGATCACAAATAACTTTCCTACTATCATTCAATTTTATAAGTTTAAATTCTTTAGGCATAATTTAATTATTACTTTATAAGCTTACAACGCTCACCACATAAATATATCATATATCAGATAAAAGGAAAGTGTTTATATTCAAATATGTGGATAACTATAAACTGTGTAAAAGACTAAAATTATCTCTAACTTCTGGCATTTTCACTTTTGAAATCAGATCTTGCATTTTATTTCTATCAATCATAAATCCACATTCAATACTGCAAAGCAAAAATTCTTCATTCTCATAAAATTCTAAATATTTACTGCACTTAGGACATTTACTGTACTTAAGATTATTCCAGTTTAACTTTTTCATTGTATTTAATTTATCTTAATAGATTCAGTTGTTACGACCCCCCTACCCCCCATACCTTTAAAAGAATATGTAGTGAGTAGAGAAATCGTGCGAATTCATCTTAATGAGTTCAGGTGTCTATTTTAGCCGACACAGCACGACGTTTACTTGCTTGATTTTAGTTGCCCAAGTTAACCCCCGACAACCTTATGCTATAGAATTAAAAGAAAAATCCGCCAACAATAAAGTTGAACGAATTTTACTTTTATATTCAGCACACAGAATCAAAACACAAGTAATTATGTTTTGATTCCTAGACTGAATTTTAGGCATGTTTGTTAACATAAATCTATTATGCCTCTAGTTGTGAAAAAAAGAAAAGTGTATAACTTTGTTAATATGTGGATAATTTGTTATACTTCCTTTGTATGCGTAAAAGCATACATATTTTTCTTGTTATACAAGTCACTCTAAAAAGTGCTGGGTAAGATGCGAAGAAAAAATCCATACCGAAGTGGATTTTTTCTTTATTGACAAATATAGTGTACTTGTTAAACTTGTATTGTCGTTTGGTGACGACAAGAACATTTCTTATAATCAGGCTATTGCAGAATATCAATCTAAGTTTTGATAATTCTGCGAGTTATATCATGTAATGACTTGCCCTTGGTGAGCACATGTGTGGTATAACTCGCAAAGTTATTAAGATAAAAAAAATACTACGGGGGAGGTAGTATCTTTTTTTTATTCAGACATTTTTGTCTAAAGAAGTAGCCTAAATACTTCTTCGCAAAATATTATAGCACATCATTTTTTACAATACCATAGCAGGTCCACATTTCTTGTTTGTTATTAGCTAGGTTTTTTGCAAGAAAGTCTATTGCAAAATTTGGATCCTTTGCCATTTCTTTGGTTATTGTAGGGTGTGCAGGTAAATGTATTTGAGCTAAACCCCATGAATCTTCACGTATTCCATTTTTATAATGCCCTGACTGTATTTTTGGATTATACGTACCAGCTGTCTCGCAGGATATAATTTTATCCATTAAATTAGTTGATACGCCGTATAAGGCTCCATAATGCGATATAAGCCCTTGTATTTCATCATATGACCATTTCCTCGTACTACTATCTAAATCTGCCATAATAGTTACTTTAGGAACATCTAAAGTGGTATTTACTGGCACAGGTATGGTACTGGTAGCTAAAGCAAATGCAGTTGAGAACAATTTAAATGTTTGAAACATAAAAAATAATTAAGGCTAATAAAGTAGCAGTAATTACTTTTTAAATAGTGGCATAATGTGGTTTACAATCCAGTAATAACATTTACGTACAAAACCAAAAATAAACAGTATTGCACCATAAATAAATGTAACATCTTGCATAACTTGCATTATTTGTGTTTCTGTAATCTCTACATTATATCTTTGACCAAACGCAATAATAAAAGGGATAGCAAGAATAACCAACCCTTTTAATGTTGCTGAATACTTATTACTATCTGCTGATGACTTTAAATAATCCATATAATTATATTTAATACTAATGTAATAAGTATATAACACAATACATTCTAACAAATTGCTATATCCCCATTATGAGAATAAAGAGCTTAGCTTAGCCTCTGTTTGATTATTTAGATAACCAGTAATTTCAAGATTATATTTTTTCTGAAAGTCCTTAACTGCTTGTATTGTAATATTTCCATACACACCTCTATTCTTTATATTCTCAGGAAATGTACCGTCATATGTAAGACAGTCTTGCAATGAAGCTGTAGTTTTTGTGTACGTTGGCTTATTCCCTACACCATCAGCAAACTTAAAATTCATAGCATACCTACATCCGTATATACGATTGTCTACCCAATCTTTATTAAGTAGTCTTTGACTATAACCACCAAACCAAGCAGAATCATTTATTAGTAAAACTTTTTCACCTTTCCATAGAAAATAATCGGTAACTACAACAAAGTGTCTACACACATTTAGATCATGAATTTTAATTTTGTAATCTTTAATTATTACATTTTCTCTAGCCCATTCTTCAGGTTTAAAATAAGTAATTATTATTAGAGGTTTTTTTGTTGTTTGAATTATTGAGGCAATTGTTTCAATATCAGGCAAGACATCTATTGGCTTACCAATTCCAAAGCTCTTGCCTATATCTTTAGCCGCTTGAATTATATTTAAGTTATCTGCATCACTGTCCTGCATTACTTGTTCAGGTGTAAAGAATTTTAATGTAACACCCTCATTCATTATTTTAAACAAATCATCAAATGTCATTCCAGCATTAGGCTTGTTTGTTCTTCTTTGGTATATGTCCTGATCTGAAAAATCTACCCAAGTATTAAACTTTAACCACGCCATAATACCTAAAAGCTTTCTACCTGAAAAAGCACCACACATACCAGTATTGTATTGATTCATCTCAGGAAATGTACGCCACTCTGAGCGTTTCTTTTCTGTCCATATAACATTGTTACTATTTGAATAGCCAACAACCTCATTAAAATCATGTTTAACGTCAACAGTTTTATTATCTAAAGCCCCAGTAAATACTATATTGTCATCTAATTTTAATATTTTTTTTAAAAATTCTAACATTTTATTTGTCTAATTTTTCTAACTTTTCTTTAATAAATAGGTAGTTTGCTTTTATTTCTATAATAGCTCCACTTAGTTGTGTTGTATTCTCTGTTAGGTTTGTAATCATTTCGTTCTGATGAGTATCATTTTTTTCAATATATTCAACTCTATTAGAGAGAGTATTCCAACCAATAATAATAGAACCAATCATGGTTATTATTACCCAATAATCTCTAACAAATTGAAACATGTCTACGTTACCGTCTTTCATTTTTTAATAATATTCAGTAATGATAATAATTCCAGGACCTCCTGTTGTTCCAGCTGTAGCAGCACCGTTAACTGACAATACTCCACCACCACCACCACCATATGTACCACCATTAGAACCACCTTTTGCCGCACCACCCAAAACAGAACCGCCGCCAGTTAAACCATTTTTAAAATCTCCAGTGCTAGATACAAATAATTGTGCTCCTAATCCGTCATTACCACATATATTTACATCTCCTCCAGATCCAACACCACCAACTCCGCCAGTTGAATTAGAATCATCACCACTACCACCACCACCACCAGTAGCACTATGATGTGAGCCAAACGAAGTAGTACCACCGCCACCGCCATCTCCTCCCGAACTACTTCCCGCAGTACCGACAGCACCTATTGTTACTGTTTCAGTTGCACCAAGAGCACTTGCCTCTATCATTTTCTCAGAATATCCTCCTGCCGCACCACTTCCTGACAAACTATCTTGCCCACTTCCTGCATCTGCACCACCGCTACCACCTCCAGGAGCCTGAAGCCTAGAAAATGCTCTTTTAAGTCCAGGGAGTTTTGTCCATGTGCCACTTGCAGTAAATACAACAGTTCTTACAGCCGGCATCCCTGTCATTCTTATAACAGTAGCTGACAAAGCATAGCCAACAATAACTGCATTAGTTGGAGCTGTAGCTGTAATTTCTCCTGCTGTACCTGATAAATAATAATGAGCACCAATAGTTAAACCTGAAAATCCTGTCATTACACCTTGTAAACGTATAATTACATCTGCTCCTGATGAAGTTGTTTCTTGTGCAAATCCAACAAAATTTATTTTGCTTGTGTCGTCTGCATCACATTTATATGCCTTACCGTCTGATGATGATATATATAAAGCGTCACGTGCAGAAAGAGCTTCTCCTGCAACAAGAGTTATTGTAAAGTCAGCTGGATCTATTGTTTGTCCTGATTTTATCATGTTAGTGTAAAGTCTACTTGTACTGTTGTATCTTCACCTGAAGCTTTTACATAAGGTGAGGCGAACAATACTCTATTAAATATTTTTCCTGTTGATACAGTTGCACTGCCGTCAACAAAAGAACCAAACTCTCTATATGTGCCGTTAGCTAACACTGCATCAGAAAAAAAGAAAAATAAAGACAATATATTTGAGCTAACTGAACCATTTGCTTTTGCTACTCGCACTGTTGGAGTTTGTAGTGTTGTATCACTAACTGCTGGCGTGTTTGTTCCTGTTCCTATATCTCCATATGTAATGTTTAAGCTGTATGTATTATCTGCGTTTAACCTGTTTAAAATTAAACTTTTTCCAGTATTAGTACCAAGCATAACAAGATTGCTTGTAAATTCTGTCTCTCTTAGCTTTTGACCTGTCTTTTTACCTAAAATCACTTTATACCATAACCAATTGAAAAATCCTTTTGGTAGACTTTTTGTGGTAATAATTCTTACCTTTCCAGTTATTCCACTATTTTCTTGTATAAAAGAATTTAACATATTTTTATTATAGCAGATTATAATGCTTGCTCTTGTTGATAATTTATGCCCAAGTAGAACGGCTCCATAAAGCTGTACCCCAAGTATAAGGTCCTGTGGTCTTTGTAGGAGCACCTACCGTATCAGTTAATGCAATAGATTCATTAAAACTTTGATATCTTTGTACAACTTCATCAGATCCAATGTCTATCTGATCCGAGATATTTCTAATTAAAAGCTTAGTAAGAATATCATTTATACCTATGTCATCAGCGTTTATTATGCTTATTTCATGTACAAATTCATCAGGTGTTCTTAGTCTAGACTCTATACTTTCAATCTTATAAGACTGGTTAATGTTTCTTATTGTTGAGTTTATATCTATATTTTGTCCAACTTTAAAACCGTCAGTATAGGTTATAAACTTTGCCCGCCTTAATGGTAAAGCGTATTTTAATATTTCAGCATCAGCCCTTTGTGAAGCTGTGTCTACATCCTTAATAGTTTTATCTACAATTAGATATTGATACACCCCATATAAAGCAATACTTGTATTATTCTGCTTTCTTAATATTAAGGGATACAAAGGTGTGCCTGTAACTGAAATGTTATTTGTTCCAGCACTTGGTGTATTGCCCGCTGTAAAGCGTATATATTTTTCATTAAAATTCCACATACAGTCATATGATGTATCATCGTCAATAAAATCTACGCCTACAGTTTTAGCTACAGAATTAACTGTAACAGTGGGTAATGAAGCAAATTTAGATCCAAGTTTAAAAAGTAGCTTAGAGTTGTCTCCGTCAAATGTTTCTGTTCTTGTACTAACTGATTCAACTTCCCCTCCTCTAATAATTATTTCATTTCTAATTTGATGTGTTTCGTCTCTAATTTCTAAAGATTGAAAAACATAATTCTGTGAAGTATCTGTAAGTGTTGTATATGTTGCAACATTTGAGTTGAAGAAAAAATGAATGTCTTTGTCATAATCAACGTACCAATCAACATTGCCAACAGTCTCTGCAATTTTCTTAAAACATTGAGATACCGTTAGATAGTTAAAAGAAATTTTTGGTATAACAACATTTGCAACTACGTTTGTTGTTGTAAAGCCAGTGGTAAAAGTAGAAATTATGTCAGCTACAATATATTCAGCAGTTTGATTTGTATATACCTTACTTACTAAATACCTATCTAATAGGTGAGTATAGTCTTTACATGTAACTGAATAATACTTTAAAACTCCGTCTATTACTTCCTCAGATTCAATAACAATCCCTCCAAATTTTTTAACACCATTTCTAGTTAAAACTATTTCATCATTTAACGCTGGTCTGTATGTTTTTGTTGTTGAGTTTTTTGTACGAATAAAAAGCGTATCAGATTCACGTGTAAGAACCTCACTTTTTTTTAGTGTCTTCCAATCAAATGCAGAAGTTTTGTCTACACTATTAACTGTAATTACTATTGTTGACATTATATTCTAGCTGCTCTTTTAAAATTCTGAATAATCATATCTCCTATTTGCTCAGCTACATCCTGATTAACTCCAAATGTTCCAGTAATATTTATAATTATATTACCTCCTCCTGATGAAAGTCTACTATTCGGCACAATCCTGCCTGTACTTGGTGCTGTAAACAATTCAGGACCAGATTCACCAACAAGGTAAGTAGTACCACTAGCAACTGTACCTCCTGAGGCTCTACCTGTTAAGGCTCTTGTATCGTAAGAACTCTTTGCAGAGTCATTTATACTAGAGAAAAATTTTGCAACTGGTTTAGATAATTCTTCAATTTTATCCCCAACTTTAATAAGGAATTCTAAAACATTTTTAATTGCACTTGCCCACATTTTAAATGTTTCTACTATTGTAGGGATAATTACGTTTGCCCAACTTTTTAGTTCACCTGTCCATTCCTCAAATTGCTTTTTAGTTTCAGGATTGAGTAACCAAGCATTAAACTGTTTTACGAAAGGCATAAGAGCTTCAACTAAGGCTGCTCCAATTCCATCTTTAAAATTACTCCACGTCTCGCTAATTATTGCCATTTGACCTGTAAATGTAGTTGCAAAGCTTGTAGCTTGTCCTGCCACCATAGCTTGCAACATTGCAATATTTTCCAGTGGTGATTTTGTTTCATCTGCTGTAATACCAAATTCTTTTAATGCACGCACGTTACCTGACAAAACCATATTAAGAATATTGCTTGCATCTTTTAAATCTATACTTTTAGCTCTAGATAAATCCATTGCTACTGCATTTAATCTAGCCGCCTCAGTCATATCTCCAGTACGTTGAAAAAGCTTTGCAAGACTTTCAGCAGCTGCTTCATCGTCAAAACCAAGTTGAATAGCTGCCTCGGACAATTCTGCTATTTTTATTTTTGCTTTTTCTACTTGATCTGCTGTAATTTTTACAGTTTTAGTAAAAGAACCTTGAGCATCATCTGTTTCTCCAAGAAGAGTAGTCATTTCCTTAATAGAAATGCTAGTACCCTCAATTTGATTCTTTACTTTTGCTACCGCATCTTTGTACTTAGATTCACTAATATTTCCTTTTCTAAGCTCTTTTGCTAACTCTTTTAATAAATTTTGTTTATCATTTAATGCAATATTAGCAGCGTCAATTTTATTTCTTAATGCTAATGCTTCTGTGCCTGTAACTTTTAAGGTTGATGTAAATTTTGCTGTTGTTGAGGCTACTTCTAAAGTCTTATTAGCCATTGAATCTAGTGTTGCATTTACTTTAGCACCACTAACTTCTGCCTCAGCAAAGCCCTTAATTGCACTTACTGCAAAAGCTGTAACTGCTCCAACTCCAGCAACTGCAAATCCACCCAATGCTTTAGCTAAGCCAGATGAGTCTTCTTTTAAATCTTTAAATCCGTTGGATATAGACTTAAATGTACCTTTTGTATTATCCTTAGCATTTATTTCTATTGTAGCTTTTGCTGTTGCCATAGTTATCTTCTTTTAGACCTCATATTATAAGCTCTAATAAGCAAATCTATAAAATCAGTTGTGCATTCATACTCAAGTTGCTTCTGTGTCCAACCCATTTCAAGTGCTAATTCAATTATATTTTCTATTCTTTTTTTTTAGAAAGAACAAATTCTGTTGCTAAATTAAATAATTCTTGAATAGAGTCTTGAGAAAGTAAGTTCAAATTATCAATTGTTATTGGCAATTTTTCATTATTGGAGTCTGTAAAATTCCAGTCCTTAATCATAATGCATAATAGATCCAAAATCTTATTTGGATCATTTGGAGACTTTTGCAAATCAACAACTTTTATTGAATCACGATAAAGAATACCACTGTAGATTGTGACCTTACTTCCTGCTAGACTTTTCAATTCAACTTCTTTAGTTTCCCTAAAGTCTTTTAGTTGCATAATTAGTATGAGGATTGTGCGTTAATAAGAGTAACTGTAACCATTTTAGAATCTGCAAGCTTGTAGAAAGCCTTAAATTTAGCTGTAGCAGTGACAATATCACCATTACTGTAGTTACGTACAAACTCTGAGAATTTAACTGCGTGTAAGTCAATTGTGAGCCTTGGAACTGATGTAGAACCAATAAGAGTAGTCTGAATTAAATCAATACGCATTGCTTGAACTGTATCACCTAGCATTTCTGTCTTCATTGTCTCTGCGTTAAATACTAATTCAACTTCACCCTCAATAGAGAATTGTTTATTAAGAATGTCTACTGGTGCGGTACTACCAATTGCATCATCGTCTTCAACATTTTTATTTATGTCTAATTTTATACTACGAATATTTATAGCTGATGCTGCTCCCAATCCTGATTGAGTTGAGGCTAGTTTAAACACACCATGTTGTGGCAAGAATGAGTTTTCAGCACTGTATGATGGTGTATTTGTTGTGGTTGCACCTGCTTTAGATCTAAATCCAACTTTAACTTTTGCAAATTCCTGCAATGATATATCTAGACTAAGTGACGTAATCATTCCAAGAGCATGTTTGTAATCCTGATTTTCATCATCAATAAACAAAGTCAAAGCAGGATGTTGAGCTGTTTGTAGTACAGAAAATACGTGTGTATAAGCTGAATCTGTTGGACCACTTGTTGAAACAGATCCAAGTGTACCTAACAAAATAAGTCCAAGAGCTTTATCAGTTATCTTACCCTCAAACTCTCCCTCTGAATACTTTTTAACTAGAACTGCGTCATTGCTATCTTCAATAACACCAATAGAACTTTCATCTATAACTTGGTCTACCTTATCATCTAAACTTAATGACATTTTTGGCAACCAAAAAGAAGCTGATGTCTCTGCTGTACCTCTAGTTGATTCCTTTTTTATTCCAAAATCTACCAATCTACCTAAAAATTTAGCCATAAATTATTTTTTATTTGTTAATTTTTTAAATTTGTCCTCTGCTTCTTCCCTAGTTTGAGCCTCAATTATAACAGGAGGATTACTAGGAAACATAAACACCTCCTTTGTTTTTACCTCTTTTTCTGATATTTGTTTGTTACTTGTTTTTGTAATCATTAGAATGTAAGTAATTTTACTGTTGTTATTTTGAGTATAACATCAAAAATAATTAAGTTTACGTTTTGGTGTTGATAAGGTTCAATACCTGAACTAAGTGGAGTTATACCCCCCTCAGCCAAGTTGTCTAGGTTGGGATTGTTATCAAACTTATCTAATATTGCCTCACGCAGTACCTCTATTTGTGTTGTTGATGTAATGTCTTCTGCCTTAGAAACTACCATTATTGTAAAAGTATATGTTCTAGTTATATTCCTATTGTCTAGTATTTCACTTTCTATTGCTGACGGCATTAAGAATGCGTGTGGATACGGAGCTGCCTCATCTAGTGGATTTTTGCGAATATCAGATATAGTAGCGGCTGCTAAAGTTGTAGCTGTTACCAATTCATCTAATTCTGCTTTTATTTGGTTTTTTATTGTTGATTCTGCTGCCATAATTATATATTTGTTAGATCATCTGCAATATTATTCATTGCATTGTCAAAGTTTTTCTCTATGTTTTTAATGTTAGCGTCTGCAATTCTTTGCATATAAGGGTTGTTTCTATTAACTTTCTCTGCGTAAACTACAGTTGGTCCTATAGAGCCATACAAAGGTTTTATTACCATACCAAGTGCAAAACTAACAGCCAGTTGTCCTGTTCTTTTTGGTCTAGGTGTTTTAAACCTAAATAAACCAGAATCACCCGAATCGTTTGCACTCTTCTTTATATCAAATATACTTGCTGATATTCCCTCACCAATTCTTTTGCTAACAATCTGAGGGTGTTTAGCAAACTGTTTACCAATCTCATTAAGTCCTTTAATTTTTATAGATACTTCTGCTGGCATATTTATGGTATAAATACTCTCCTATAATTTGCTAATATTTCTTTGTCTAAGTCATCTAATAAATTATCCCACGTAATTTGACTTTGTTGAAAGCCCTCTGCTGATCTACCCTCTGAAATTCTTTTCTTAAATATTCTTGTTACTATTCTTTCTGTTAAGTCACTAATATCAAATGGCAACGTATGCAATGTATCATCATACATATTACTAAAGTCTATTAAATATCCTGCTACATAACTAATTCTAATGTTTTGCAATCCATATGGTAAATCTGTTTGAATAATACCATTACTGTTAATTTCCTGATAATTGTCACTATTAAAATCTACCCAACTAGGGTTACTTTTAGCACCAGTACGATATTGAAATGAACTAATAGAAATTACAGGTGAATTTTTTAAAACTAAATAACCTTTGCGAGAACCGTCAAATAAGCAACCGTCATAAATTTCATTTGAGTAAGTTGTTCTTTGAAAACGTCTATTAGTAGATTTTTCAATAAAGTCAGTTACAGCATAAATAATAGATTTAATTACTGCATCGTAAGTATTAGCAGTTATATCTACTCTTGTCTTTACTCTTGCTTCTGTTGTTAATCCGTATGTTTTTGTTGCCATGTTTTTATGATTATGTTGTATGCCTCAAGTATAACTCAAGGCATACCGCTTAGTCACAAATACTATGCATTACCTACTGCATTAGATGCACCTAGTCCTAGCAATATAGTTGCAGAACCTGCAATTGATGGAGTTGTACCAGCTGTTGTTAGTACTACTCTCAAATAACGCTTGCGAGTAACATTTAGATCAGACAGTCTGATTTCCTTTACCTGATCATTAGCTGTAACTGTGTTTGTTAGACCTGATACTGCTGTAAATGTAGAGTTGTCGTCTGACTCTTCAATACTGAATGTATAAGTCTCATTTCCACTAGCCAAGTCAATTGTACCTGCATTTATTACTGCCATACCGTCTCTGTAACCCTTTGTGTCTACACCTGTACCGTTAGCACTTGCTGTCCTAACTGCTGGAACAAGTGACACTACAGGCTTAACATTATCAAATACTTTCTTCATTGTTTTATTTGATTAACCTAATTTATAATTTTATCAGAATTAAACAAAGTAATTCTTTCCAGTAAATCAGCTTTTGAACCCTCAGAAGATAAGCCTAATTTTTCAGCCTCTTCTTTAAGTTCATTCTTGCTCATTTCACTTAAATCTTTTCTTGGTTCATTCAGCTTATTTTCTTCTATCTCAATAGCCTTACTCTCAAGCAAAAGATTGTTAGGAAAGTTACTAGCTTCAACGTCTGACATTTCAACAATTTCTCCTCGTTCTTTTCTTCCACCCCAAGCAATAGGGTTAAGAACTTTATATTTATTCTTCATAATTATTTGTTGTTAATTTACTATTGATGTTATGGTAAAAAGTAACATTTTAACTTGCTGCTGTAGCAATAGAAACGGCTGCTGCTGGCAAGCCAATTGAGATAGCGTGACGGTGTAGAACTCTTATAGCTGTTTGATTAGCTGCAAAAACGTTCTTACCTCCAACAGTTGCTGAATCTGACTTACTAATTTCAACAGGTCCTCTGTCACCAATAAACAATGCAAGCTTTAGGTTAGCAAATATACCGAACTTTGTACTTGTTGCTGTTGCTGAGTTAGCTGGCAAGTAGTCTGTTGTGTACACTGGATAATCCCATAGAACACCTGCTGGTTGAATACCAATCTTCTTAAAGTTAGCAGCAATCATGCTGTTATTTTGTCCGACTGTATACATTCCGTTAGCTGTCTTTGCTTGTCTAATCTTTGCCCATACTGTTCTGTGGAAATAGAAAGCACATCCTGAAAGGATAGATTCTGCCACGTTAGCAATAACATCTGAAGCTTCGTCTGCTGTAAATGAAGCAAAAGTTGTCTTTGATGAACCGTTTGGCATTGCATATGCTGTAACATCACTTGAACCAAGAATACCTACGAATGGTGAACCTGCAAATATTCCACCAACAAAGCCCTCCTTGTCCATACGAGCTGCTAGACCCTCAGCCGCTAGAGCCAAAAGCCAGTTAGCAACATCTACGTTAGCGTCAGCAATAAGTGTATTACCTACTCTGAAAATAACATACCATGTAGCTACTTGTAGACGTGCATCACCAAATGTCATTGATGTTTCTGAACCCTCCTGATCTTCTCCTAGGTATCCTCCTAGCAAGTCTGCACCAGTATATCTAGGGATATCTAGAGAATCTGTAGACATAGGAAAGAATTGAGCATCACGTGATACTAGACCTACTGACGCTGCAATTCTCATAATACCTGCGTGTACTTCACTAGGTACCATGTAGCCTCCTGTACTGTCATTGTTTGACAATATAGCTGCCTTTTCTCCTCTACTAATTGCCTTTACATCCTTTACAAAAGCAAGCTTAGTTTCATCTGAAATGCCTGAAATGTCATTACCCATTGCCTTTTCAAGCCTCATATGATTGATAATTTCCTTTACCTTTTCTGTAGCAACCTTACCAACTACATCATTAACATTTTTTTCCATTGCCTCATCAACAATAGACTTAAAATTCTTCTTTAAGGTTTCCAATTGTTCTGTATTCATTATTGTTAAATTTAAATTTATAATACTTTCTTAACTTTTATAGATTTTGCCTTTGATAACTTTTCGCTCAAAATTGTACTACATTCTTGTACGAGTTTTCTCATAAATTGAGCCGCGTCATCAGGATTATCTACAATGACTTCTTCAGTCTTTTGACTCTCCAAGTCTTTAGCTATTTCTTTAGCCTTTAGACTCTCTAAAGCCAATGTTGCGTTTTTAATTGTATCCATTATAGCACCTAGCTTTGTTTCAAGTTTAATTGCTGGGGATTCTTTTGCATATTGTTCATACAACTGCTTCATTGAATCAGTTGAAGTTTCAGGTTGAGCAACAATTTCATTATTTGAAACTTTAACTAATAATCCAGCTGTTTCACTTAGCAAGTTTTTAAAATCCTCAACAGGTGTACTTTCATCAAAATAAACAGAAAAAAATGCGTTCATTATGTCCCATACTGAACCACAATTTTCGTATTTTATTTCCATGTCTGACTTTTTCTTTAATTCTTCTGTTACATCGCTTTTTATAAGGATTCCTTTTGCTACTAATTCATCAACATTAAAACTTTTTGCAGATAGAACTGACAATGCCTCAGGATTACAAGGAACAGAAACAAATGAAAATTCTAGCAATTCTGCTTTTGTTATCACACTTCCTTGCATTTCTTTTACAATAAATCCTACTGATGTAGCTTTTAAAAAGCCCAAATCATAAAGCTTTCTTATCTCTTGTCCCTTTTCAGTTGGAGCAAATCTACCTTTAGCAATGTATTTACCCTCAGAAATTACAAGAGAATCACATATACCAACAGGTGGCTGTGAATAATCATGTCCCCACAACACAACAGGAGATTTTAAATAATTATCCAATTCCCAGCCGTCTAGCTTTATCATTTCTCCTGCTCTATCTATAGCTTCGGATGTAATTACAACTTCAAATGTACCAACATTATTTGGATCTGCCACCTTTATGTTTGTAATTGCTTCTTGAAACTCTTTAGTTGAAAAAGCTTCATCTATTTTAGACTTTATTTCTGCACTTAGTTTTAGTGTTGATTCATTTTTCATATTTGTAACTTATTGTATAATATTTTGAAAATAATAAATAAAAATTGTGGATATTTAATTATTACTTTGAATTAAACCTGTTAATGCTTCCTCCTTTGCTGTAGCTTTCTCCAATTCAATTAACAAATCATTCTTTTGATTTGTTAATAATGTAATTGCATCTTCGTAAGATTTTTGGTTTTGTTCCAATTGAAGCTCAACTTCTTTAATACTATTTTTTATTTTTTGAGTTGCCTGACTAATATCCTCAATCGTTAATTCTGTATTTATAGGTAACGGTGTTTCAACACAATTAAATTTCTTAGTTGTATTGTTATATGAATATGTTTCGTTTCCAATTGTTATAGCCATGTTATTTTTTTAAGTTTTTAATTTCTTGTTCTAGTAATTTTATTCTAGCCTCCTGCTCTTGCATACCCTTAATAAGCAAGGCTGTAATTTCTTCATACCTTACTCCTCTAGGTGAGCCGTCTACCTCCTTGAATATTAGCCTTTCATCTACCTTTGCCACTTCTTCGGCAATAAGACCAATATGAATACTTCCGTTATCTTTTTGCTCAAAAGACACAGGTCTAAGAGCATTTATTGAGCTTAGTG